ACAGAATTTTAGTCCCTGCTAACTTAACTTATATGGACGAAATAGGGATGACACCTGGAGTATGACAGAACAAGAAAAAAACGAAGAACTAAGAGCGTATATTGAATTATGGGGATATAGAAGGTTCCGAAAGGCTTTAGATCAAAGTATTCAACCTTTATTAAATTCCCTTAAAGAAAGTAATTCAATTGGCTTTACTTATGCTTTACAGGCTTTACTTTATAACGCTCAACCCGTAGACGAATCTATTAGAGAGTTTTATGAATTTGCTTGGTATAAACAAAGTGATTCTTTTGTCAATTGGGCAAACACTACTTATAATGCCGGCTTAGAAAAGAATGACCCTTATATGAAAAGAATGCTAAGTGAGTATTATAGCACAATAGGCATTCAGCACAGTAAAATAATTAACGATACTTCAAGAAGGAGAATAGACGAAGCATTTAAAGCGGCTTTTGCTAATAACGAAAGCGTAACTGATTTTGAGAAAAGATTAGTTAACGAAGTACAAATGAACAAGTCAAGAGCAAGAATAATATCAAGAACTGAAAGTGTAATGCTTTTAAATAAAGTTATGATTGAGAATGCTCAACTATTACCTTTTCAAGTAAATAAGATTTGGATTCACGATCACCCTAATGTTCCAAGAAATTGGCACTTAGCTTTAAACAATACAAAAAAACCTTTATTAGTTCCTTTTGATGTTTTAGGGATTCCGATGCAGTATCCCGGTGATCCAATTGGTGGACCTGAGAATAATATAGGATGTAAATGTAGTATGGTAATAGTGCCAAGAAAAGATGAAGATGGTAATTTAATTTATTCATAATTGCTAAAAAAGTTAGTATCTTTGTATATCATAGTTTGGTGTTTTGGTTTTAGGGTGGGTAGGTAACTACTCACTCTTTTTTAAACACTACAAAATAATTCGCTTATGAAGAATATAAGTTTCAAAAATTACGACGCTACTATTAAAGACCTTGATGTAGCAACAGGAATCGTTACAGGTTATTTCTCTCAATTCAATTCTATTGATTTAGATGGAGATGTTATAATGCCAGGTGCATTTACAAAGACAATCGCAGAGCGAGGACCAGATTCATCAAAGCCTGAAATTGCATATTTATGGCAACACGAAACAACAAAACCTTTGGGTAAGTTAATGGTTTTAAGAGAAGATAACTTCGGTTTATACTTTGAAGCTAAAATGACCGATACTACTTGGGGTGCTGATGCTTTAAAACTTTATAGAGATGGCGTAATAACCCAACATTCTATCGGTTACCAGGTAATAAAATCAATCGAAACACAAACGGATATGGAAGTTGAAGTTGAGCAAATCTACGAAGTAAAACTTTGGGAAGGTTCAGCAGTTACTTTTGGTGCAAACCCTAATACTCCTTTTACTGGCTTTAAATCAGTAGAAGAAAGAGAAGACAGAATAAAGACTTTAGTAAAAGCTATTAAAAATGGTAGCTATACTGATGAAACATTCGGTCTTATTGAATTTGAATTATTAAAACTAATTTCACTTGTTAAATCTGATGAGCCAACTGTGGTTACTCCTAAAGAAGACGAGCCGAAAGAGGACAATAAGATACAAGAAATAAAACAATTTAGAAACCTATTAAATCTTTAAAAAGATGGAAGAAATTAAAAATTTAGCAAATGACATCAACGCAAAGTTTGATGCAAATGCAAACGCTTTATTAAGCGTAAAAAATGAAGTATCTACGATGGTAGAAAAAAGTATTGATTCAGTTAAGGCTGAAATCAAAGCAGTAAAAGATGAAATGGATAGACAAGCTGAAGAAGTATCTCGTAAGAGTGCTGCAAAAGTATCTACTAAATCAATCGGTGCGCAAATCGCTGAGAACTTAGATTCTAATATGGCTATCGCTGAAAAAGAATTGAAGTCAGCAGGTGGTTCATTTACTATGAATTTAAAAGCGGTTGGTAATATGTTATTATCTTCTAATTTAACAGGAGATTCAGTAGCTACTTACAACCAACAACAAGCAATCTTGCCTGCTCAAAAATTAAACTTTAGAGATTTAATCCCTACTGTTCAGTCAGCAACAGGTACTTTTGTAACTTACAAAGAAAGTGGTTCAGAAGGTGCTATCGCAACTCAAACTGAAGGTGCTTCTAAAGGTCAAATTGATTACGACTTAACAGAAGTTAAGACTGTAAACGCTTATATCGCTGGTTTCGCAACTTTCTCTAAGCAAATGATGAGGTCTTTACCTTTTATCGAGCAAACATTAACTCGTATGTTGTTAAGAGATTTCTTTAAGCAAGAAAATGCTACTTTCTTCTCAACTGTTTCAGGTGCTGCAACAGGTTCTACAAGTGTAGGTGGTTTAACAAATGATGTTGAAGAAATCATTCAATTAATCGGAAACCAAAAGACTGCTAACTTTAATGCTTCTTATGCTTTAGTTAGTCCAGCGCAAATGGCTCGTTTAATTATCTCAACTTTTACTAATGGTTACTATGCAGGTGCAGGTGCGGTTATTGTAAATGGTGTTGGTGGTTTAACTATCTTTGGTACTCCAGTATTCGAAGCAGCTTGGGTAACTGATGATAAGGTGTTAATCTTTGACCGTGATTACTTAGAGCGTGTTGAAGTTGAAGGATTGAATGTAACTTTCTCTTATGAGAACGGTACAAATTTTACACAAAATTTAGTTACGGCGCGCGTTGAGTGTTATGAAAATATTAACCTTATGCTTCCTACCGCAGCAATTTATGCGGATTTGGGAAATAGCTAATAATCAATTAGTTACGAATTAAAATTAAAGAGGCTGGTACTTAATTGTATCAGCCTTTTTTTTATTATATTTGAATTATGATAGGCATCTATAAAATTACATCTCCAAGCAATAAAGTTTATATTGGGCAATCAATTAATATTGAACGAAGATTAAGATATTACAAAAGAATAGCTTGTAAGGAGCAGATTAAAATCTATAATTCTTTATTAAAGTATGGAGTGGATGCTCACATATTTGAGGTATTAGAATTATGCGATACTGAAGAACTAAACAATAGAGAAAGACACTACCAAAACTTATATGATTCGGTTGCTAATGGCTTAAACTTGCTTTATGTTAAATCGGAGTATTTTAATGGTGGGCATAGTGATGAAAGTAAAAAGAAGATAAGTGATTCTTTAAAAGGTAGAACTTTTACTGATGAACATAAGTATAAAATAGGTTTATCTAATAGCAGAAGAATAATATCTCCTGAAACAAAAGAGAAACACAGGGTGGCTGGATTAGGTAAAAAAGCAAGTCCCGAAACAATCCAAAAACAAATATTAAAAAGATTAGGGAGTAAGCGTTCTGAAGAAACCAAAAAGAAGATGTCTGAATCAGCAAAGAAAGTTATTAAGAAACCACACTCCGTAGAAACAAGGGCAAAGATGTGTGAATCTCAAAAAAAGCGTTTCGCCAAATAGTTTATTATTGCTAAAAATCTTAGTATCTTTGTAGTATGTACGAATGTAAAGTCAATTTCTCTTATCAAGGAAACAAGTATTATAGGAATAACCTATACGACCTTGTTTTAAGCGATAAGATGAAAGAATTTATCAAAGTTGGGTACTTTACTGCAATCGTAGATAAAGGCGTTACAAAAGAGTTTAAGGGCAAAATAAAGAAGAAATAATATGGCTAATATTAAAATATCAGAATTAAATCCATTATTGACCGTACAGGATGCGGATGTGATTCCAATAGTGGATAATGCGGTTACTAAAAAAGTTACTGCTGCAATTCTACGAACTTACACACAAGGTAATTCAGTTTTATTAACAGGCGCACAAACTATCGCTGGTATTAAGACCTTTACTTCACAATTAGCATCTTCGGTTGCTACCGGTACTGCGCCTTTTTCGGTTGCTTCGACTACTAAAGTAACTAACTTAAACGCTGATTTATTAGATGGCTTATCTTCTGCTGCATTTCAAGGTGCTTTAACTTTAACTACAACAGGTTCTTCAGGTGCTTCGACTTTAAATACAAATACTTTAAATGTTCCTAACTATACTTTAGCAGGTTTAGGTGGTGTGCCTTACACAGGTGCTACTACTGATTTAAATTTAGATACACACGATATATATACTGCAAAAGTTTGGTTAAATGATGTTCCTAATGGTAAGTTTGGTAGTATGGAACTTACTGATGGTGTTCTACATTTTGAGGATGGGGATGGGCATAGTATGGTAACTATGGAAGATGGTTATTTAACTATCGCTAATGCTTCAACTATTAGAGCCTTATTAGATGTTTCGGCATTAAGTGTTAATAGAGATTTTGCATTTCCTAATGCTTCGGGTACTTTAGCTTTAACAAGTGATTTAAACGCTTATGTGCCTACAACAAGAACGGTAAGTACAACAAGTCCTTTAACAGGTGGTGGTGCTTTGAGTTCTAATTTAACTTTATCAATTCCACAAGCAAGTGGTTCGGTTAATGGTTATTTAAGTTCAGCTAATTGGACTACTTTCAACGGAAAGCAAAATGCAATAACATTAACTACAACAGGAACTTCGGGTGCTGCTACTTTAGTAGGTTCGACTTTAAATATTCCTAATTACGCTGATACCGATACAGGAATAACTTCTTTAAATGGATTAACGGCTTTAACGCAAACTTTCGCAGTAGGAACAAGTGGAACTGACTTTGGTATCACTTCTGCTACTTCTACGCATACTTTTAACTTACCAACGGCTTCGGCTACAAATAGAGGTGCTTTAAGTAGTGCTGATTGGACAACATTTAATAACAAGCAAAACGCTTTAACAAATCCTATCACAGGCACAGGAACTACTAATTACTTACCAAAGTTTACAGGAGCAAGTGCTTTAGGAAATTCAAATTTAATTAGTGATGCAAATGGTCAATTAGGTTTAGGAGTTACTCCAAGTGCTTGGGATGCTAATTTTAACGCATTACAAATTGGTATTGGAACTGCCTTATATAATAATACAAGTGTAAATGGTACATTTTTAGGTTCAAACTTTTATTATAACGGAACTGACAATAAATATATTGCAACTGGAACTGCTACTGCTTATGGTCAAATAAATGGTTCACATAATTGGTTTACTGTTGCAAGTGGAACGGCTGGGGATACTGTTAATTTTACCCAAGCTATGACTTTAAATGCAAGTGGTCAATTAGGAATAGGAACTACTACTCCAGCTTACAAGTTAGATGTAAATGGTACTGCAAGGGTGAGTGGTATAGTAACAATAAGTAACGGATATACTAATTATCAATATAACGGTGGTAACTATTATGCAACTGGTTTAGGATTTAGTTCAAATTTTAATTATTCTATTTACAATACAAATTATGGTAGAGAAGATTTAAGAATTGAACAGGCAACAGGTGCAGCAACTTTTTCTTCTTCGGTAACGGCAGGAGTAGGTTCAACTATTAGTGGAGCAGCTAATTCGGATTGGGGATTAACAATAGAAAATACGGGTACTACAAATGCTCACGGATTATATGTTAATATTGGTTCAGCTTCAACAGGTATACCATTTAGAGTAGATAAAAATAATTCTGCTTTATTTAATATTGCTAATACAGGTGCAGCAACTTTTTCTTCTTCGGTAACTACGGGAGCAGGTTTAGCTTTAAGCAACGCAACTGCTCCTGCAAGTGGTATTGAATTTCCTGCAACACAAGTAGCAAGTGCTTCAGCTAATAATTTAGATGACTACGAAGAAGGAACTTGGACTATGGGTATAAGTTTTGGTAATGGTACAACAGGAATTACTTATTCAAATAATACTGGTACTTATACTAAAATAGGTAGACAAGTAACGGTAAATGGGTATCTAACTATGACAAACAAAGGAACTTCAACGGGGGCTGCAAGAATTACAGGATTACCTTTTAATATTGCAAATACATTAGGAAATTATACCGTACCTTCTTTATGGTTTGCAGATGTAAGTTTTATTAATCAATTTGAAGGATATGGAAATATAAGTGATACTACAATAGATTTGCTTCAAATTACTAATTTAGGCGTTGCATCTCCAATAACAGATACTAATTTTGTAAACAATAGCAGGTATATGGTTACTTTAACATACTTTGTATAACTAAATAAATAAAAAAATGATAGAAGAAATAACATACATTAGCGAGTTTAATGTAAACGAAAACGGAACAATTTCAATTCGTAAAACTACGGATATTGTTAAAGATGGCGAAGTAATTGCTTCAAGCTATTGGAGATGTATTTTAAGTGTAAATGATGCTACTGCTGATGAGGTTTTAGGTGTTGATACTTACTTTAGAAATCTTGCTCAATTTGCTTGGGATTCTTTGTAAAAATACTAACTTTACAAAATGACAAACGAAACGATATTTGGAATATTAGGACAAGGTCTTGATATTGCAACGCAAAAAGGAGTATTTAATTTAGGTGATGCAAAATTAGTAGCTGATGCTTTATTAGAACTTAAAAGAGTTTTAGACATTCAAGAACCTATAAAAGAAGATGATAAATAGTGAATTTCAAGTAGAAATTTTAACAGACCTTGCAGTAGAGCCAGTTACCTTGCAAGAGGCTAAAGACTATATGAGAATATCTTCGGAATCGGAGAACGACCTAATAGAAGAACTAATTACTTCAGCAAGGGAGCGAATAGAGAAGTTTACAGGACTATCTTTAGGAGAAAAAACTCTTAGGGCTTATTGGTTTTACTTTCACATTCCACAAGAGATTCCTTATGGTCCAGTTACCTTAATTGATTCGGTTGTGAATGATGATGATGTAGAACTTGAGTATGTTGCTCGTGGATTGCAATATAAGATGCTTGAGGCTTATTCTACCACAGGTTTGACAATAGAGTACGAAGCAGGCTTTGCAGTCTGTCCTAAGGGCTTAAAATTAGCCATTTTAAAACAAGTGTCTACTGATTACGAGAATAGGGAAAATTACTCTATTTATGACCAAGCGTACGAGTTAAGTTCGGATGCAAAAAGACAAGCACAACCATATTGTAGAAACACTTTATTTGGTATCTAATGAGAGCAGGTAATTTAAGGAATCAAATCGCAATTCAAACCTTACAGACTGGCTCTGATGG